CCAGCCATTCTTGGATTTTCCATCCCCCTCCGCAGTTTTTCCATATGGAATCGCTGTAAGTTTTGTGCCATTTGGCTCTTTTCTGATAAACAATCCGCTTCTCGCCGTCACCCGATACTTTTTATTCCATGTGCTGCTATTTCCGCTGCCTGAAGAACCATTGCTGGATTTGTAGTCGGGTACATAATTCAATTTTAGTTTCATTTGGTGCTTTCCATTCTCGAATGTATGAGTATCTTCATCAACATACATTACTTTCGTCAGCCCTAACGCACTGATTTTCACATGAACACAGCCGCCCGAAATTACTGAAATATCCCCTGTGCCAGTCCATGTTAAGGACTGTGCCACTACGCTCTTCTCTTCTTTGAAGGTCGCAATTTTCTGGTTCAGCTCCGTTGCACTTGCATCATTGTCCACTGACTGAACATCTGCAAACTTACCAATTTTCTTCTCCAATTCCTTATTGGTATACGATTTCTTGGTTTTATTCTTGGATGTAATCAGCTTTATCCGAGTTCTGGTGTCATAAATGGAGCGTGTCTGCTCATAGCTTTCCGTATTGGTCGCAACGCTCAGTTCCGGCATGGTATTCACATCTTTTCTCTGCCAGAGATATATTTTCCCTTTTTCAGATCTGACATAATACCGTCTGCCGGTTGATTTGTACGTTTCACTCAGAGCCTCTTGAATCACGTCCCAGTATGTGGAATTGGATTTTACAAGCTCTGATATTTTCTTTCCGGTATCTACTGCACTACCAACCGTCAAGCCAGCACGCTTGCAGCAATCTTTAAAGATCTGAGTTGCCGTTTTCTTTTTGTAGCTGAAAGAATCTTTGCTGTTGCTGAGGTATATGCAGTTGTCCCATGCCTTCAAGGTGAGTTTCCGGGCACTGCTCTTTGTTTCCGTCATAAGCAGCCCTCGAAAAATCTCTTTGCCGTCCAGATACAGCACGCAAGTCTGACCACTTCCGCAGTCTACGGAAGCTCTTTTCATTGCATACCCTTCCGAATCAAACAGAACAACAGAAATGCTCCTTGGTGCCGCTCCTTTCCTGCCGGATACTGTAACGGAAGAAACCAACTCGCTATAATCGTAAAAGGTTCGCCCTCTGCCTATCATAAATTTCAACTTATAATCTGCCATAACGCCTCCTACGGTATTGTGATCGTCGTGCCGGGAAAAATCAGATTTCCATTCCGGCAGTTAGAGTATCCATGTTTCTTTGCAGCTTTGTTCAGCACGCTCTTATTTGCATTATAGATTTTGGTGCATTTTTTGCCGTCTCCATAATACCTTTTCGCAATATTCCACAGGCAGTCGCCCTGTTTGATTTTGTAAGTCTTTTTCTTCTGGGTGTTATTTACCCTTTTCTTTGTTTTTGTCTGTTTTGCCGGAGCTTTTTTCTTGGTGTTCGGCTTCGTGTATTTCTTTATGGTTACTGACCGATACTCTTTCAGCGTGATAGAATAGCTGATTGTTCCAACATCACCACCCTCTTCCGTAGCGGTATAGCTGGTTATCACAGCATATATGTTCAAGCTGAATGCCCCAGAAAAGACTAAATGCAGTGGATTTGCTGCATTCATAAGTGCCAGAATCCATTTGTGCATGGTCTGTGGCGATTTGAAATTCTTTTTCTGGCAAGTGCAATAACTGCCATAGGTTGCCGGGAAGTAAGAAGACCAGCTTATTTGCATCGGTCCTCTCTTCCCCTTATGAAGTAAAGTGCCAAGACGGTCAATGTCAGAAGTGACCGCCTTGCCATCTATTTTGATCTGTATTGATTCCGGATTCATCGGGACTTGATACTGCTTCTTATCGTTGTCGTAATTCATCCAGATCGTATACTTGGAAGCTTTAAAACTCATATGCCCCTTCTCCTTCCTCAATAATTTCCTGCTGCACGATATTCATAAATACGTCTCGCAGGTTTTCCATCATAGCGTCTACAATCTTCTCTTTTGAAACCCCGCTTCCAGAAACGTTTATACTGCCCTGTCCGCCTATCTCTAACCTAATTACCCTTTCACTGGTTTGAGGGCTTCCTACAGGCTGTGACACGCTCTGAGGTGCATTTACTGTTTGCGCTGGTGCTTCCACACTCTTTCCCTCGCCACTATTCAGAACGCCAAGCATTTCGCCAGTCTGCTCAAACAGTGATAAGGAACGGTCTGAACCGTCCAGAGGGATAATGGATTCTGGCCCGGCTTCTGCCACAATACCCAAATGCGGTTCATCAAAGATACCGCCAAGAGCATGAAGCGAAGCAGATACCGTTGCAGATCCAGTTGCCCCGCCGCCAAAGCTGATTGTCTTTGTCGGGTTCGCAAGAGAATAATTTGCTGTCAGTGTTACATTTACTACTCCAGACGCAGAATAAGGTGAAGCCCATGCGCTCCGCACAAGTCCGCCAACTTCCGCATACAGTGCAGCAATATTGTCCGCCCCTTTTGCGAGGGTAACATCAACTGTTCCGTCTGCCGGAAGCGCTGTCGCAAATGCAGATGTTATATCTGTCTGTGCCGCCTCTACTGCTGGGGAGCTGTTGATGGATCCAGCGGTCATTGTAATGTCTGCCGGTACTGTCACCGGAACAGGGTTCTGTTCTCCCAGTTTGGAACCAATCTCAGAGGATAATGCTCCATCATTAATCGTTCCTGCCTGAATCGTAACATTTGCCGGGACGGTAACTGGCACCGCCTCGCCCTGCTGCAATTTTTCAGAAATAGCAGACGCAAGAGCGCTATCATCAAGACTTGCGACCTCGAATTTGATAGTGGTTGGAACCTGTGTTTCTTTTGGTTCCGCCTGTGTTTCCTGTTCTTGTGCTGCCTGTGCAACCTGCGAATCATCAACGCCAGCATTTGTCATGTTGGTTTTCACAGGTTGCTCGCGTTCCAGAACTTCTCCTGTCTCATTCTTTGCCGCTGCTTCTGCCGCTTGCCCCACTTCGGAAGATTCCACACCCTCATTTTTCAGAGTGGTTTTTACTGATTGCTCTTCCTCAATGGTCTGCCCGGTTTCATTTTCCGCAGCTTCTTTAGCTGCTTCACCAACTTGGCTTGCGTCCACACTCGCTGCTTCAACGATTGCCTCTGGGATATTGATAACCTGATTTGGATAAATCAAATTCAGGTCGTCTATATCTGGATTGGCAGCTTCAATCTGGTCTTTTACTTTTGACCAGACTACACCATATTGCTCCATGATTCCAGAAAGCGTTTCACCCTCATTGACGGTGTACTGCAATGCAATTTCCCCGCCATCAAGAGTTGTGGTTCCCACATAGGTGAGACCTTCAAATGCAGTGTCGATCAGTTCTTGGACATGATCCTCGTTGACTTCTATATCCTCGACGTCCGCCTGCATACCTTCGATTGTCACCGGATCAGTGGTGGTTTCCGCAGTAGCCCTCTCGATTGCCGTCCGCAATTCATCTGGTACGTTTACCGTTCCTTCTTGAATTGCCTGTACCAATGCTGCATTCGCTGGATCAGCTACCATCTGACTTGCGAACACCTGCCATGCTGCGTCCGCATCTCCGGCCGCAGCACCGACCATCATAGCGTCGTTGAACGCCTGCATAACATCTTGAGGTATAGCTTGTCCCATTTCCCGGTATTCATCAATCAGCCCTGTCATGCTGTCAACGTCCGGTTTCATGGCTTTATAGATATCCTGCATTGCTGCCTGATCGCTACCCATGATTTCTTCATACAGGCTTGCGGACTGCATGGAAGCATTAAATCCCCATGCCAGCGAGTCTGCCAGCGCCCCATAGTCCTGATTTTGCAGATATGTGTTCGCGTTTTTCAGAAAGTTATCCGTATTCGTCTGGATAGCGGAATAGTTCTCCTGAAGCTTTTCTCCATAAGCGTCCGACAGTGTGTTTGTTTCAAACTGAACACTGTTTCCGAGCATAGCAGCTTCATTATTTCTTGCTGCATATCCTGCCTGCTCTTTGTAATTTGCCAGCTCTGAATCAGAAATTCTCTGCGCGCCGTTTGCATCTGGCCTGTTCAGCGCATTAAGCGTGGTGTACAGTTTCTTTTCAGATTCTTCCAGTGCTGCCGTTGCAGTTTCTCTCTGCTTTCCGACTTCCTCCACAACTTTTGCAAAGGTGTCGTCCGTCAGATCCTTGCCCGATAGCCTACCGTATTTCTGCGTCAGCACGTCCATTTCGGCTTGTGCTTCCGCTTCCTGCCAACCCTGCATGATATTGTTGATCTTGGTCTGCAATTCATCAATGGCAGCCTGCTCGTCAACGTCAATGATTCCATCCTGCAAAGCATTCTGAACCAGATTCGTAAGACCGGCTGACAGATACTGCATATCCCCGAGATCCTGTTCCGCCCATTTCTCAATCTGAGATCCAAGGCTGGAACCATCCGCCATTTTGATGTCAAACTCTTTGACGGTCATTTCCGCTGCAAGCGTCTGTTCCGAAAGAGCCTGTTCAATGTTGGTCGTAAAGGTCTCGATATTGGACATATATGTGGATTGTTCGTCTTCGGTCAGTGAAATACCAACCCTCGCTCTCCACTCAAGCGTATCGTTCTGCTTCAAGGCATCCTCTGCCTGCTGCACCAGTTCTTCCGCATTGTCAAAATGTCCCAGTGCCGTATTGATATTTACAAGCCACTCCGCATTGATTACACGAGAAGCAAAATCTTTAATCTGAGAATCATCCAGCTCTACAGTGCCAAAATGTGCCTGTAGGTTGCTGTCAATATTCATTTCGCTGTATTCGTGGAGTGCCACTCCTACAGCAGTAACCGCCGCAACCGCTGCCGCTGCGCCCGCCGCCCAAGGATTGCTGAAAAGTGATCCAGCAAATTTTCCCAGTGCACCTGTCAGACTGCCTGCGTCAGTAACGGCCTTTGCAATATTCATTCCGGTAGATACCGTTTTCATTGCAAGAAAGCCAGCCCCAAGGCTTGTGAGTGCCCCGGTGATTGCCTGCGGATTTTTTAATATGGTTTCAAATAAAGGTTTCAGTGCATTTCCGAGCTTATTCGCACCGGAAGCAAAGGACTCAAATGCAGTCGGTACCCATTCCGTAAGAATCGGGATAATGGTATTGGTTAGATACTGAACGCCCTCTCTCATTGGCTCTTCCATAGCTTCAAATGTCTGTAGCTCCATTTCTTCAAATGCGCTGTTCATATTCGCCATGTCGCCGTTCAGATTGTCGTTCATGGTGTCAGCCATATCCTCTGCTGCGCCTGTAGATCCACGCAACGCCTCTTCGTATCTGGCAATGTTCTCAACGCCTTCATTCAGCATTAAGTTCAAGCCCTTTGTAGAATCGGCAGTAAATGTGGCTCCCAGTGCCGCAGCTCTGTCAGCTTCTCCCATTCCATTTGTGGCCTTTTCCACATCAAGAAGAATATCCGTAAGATCTCGGAAATTACCTTGTGCGTCAGATACCGCCACCGATGTTTCACCAATCTTGATTGCACCATCTTCCATGTTATTCGTGATGTCACGCATAACTGCGGTAAGTGCGGTACCAGCTTCCGAACCCTTATAACCTTGGTTTGCCATTGCTTCCAGCATGGAAGTTACCGTTTCTGCGTCCTGTCCGGCTGCATTTAAGTTTGCCGCACTGTTTCGGTAGGCTTCTCCAAGCTGCGCTGCGGAAGTGTTGCTGTTTGCCTGTGCATATGCAAGCATATCGGCGAAATACGCCGAATCCTGAGCCTGCATTCCAAAAGCAGATAAGTAATCGGTGACCATGTCCGAAGCCTGTCCCAGTTCCATTCCACTTGCAGCGGCAAGGTTCAGCACGCCTCCCAATGCGGAAGATGATTGCTGCGCATCCCAACCAGCAAGGCTCATGTATTTGAGGGCTTCGGCTGCCTCTGTTGCGCTGAAAACCGTTGTTGCGCCGTACTCTCTGGCAGTATTTTGTAAAAGAGCCAGATCGCTACCGGTAGCTCCAGACAACGCCTGTACCTCTGACATCATGGCAGTATAATCTTTGCCGATGTCTATAGCGTCCGAAGCATACTTTCCGACCTGGCTTAATACGGCAGCCATTGAAACGACTGCAAATAATTTCTTTAGGGAATCTGCGAGGCTGTTCGCCTTTCCTTCCGCTTCTCCCATACTGGCTCCGGCTTCGTCTGCGCTCTCTCCTAAATTCCCAAGACCGTCTCCGTCGCCCAAACCATCTACGCTATCTCCAAGGCTTTCGGTGGATTCTGATAGGCTGCCAATACTCTCCCCTGCATCCTCCGCCGCCCTTGTAAGCTCATCGGCACCATCAGCAGCACTTTCAAATCCCTCGGAAAAATCAACAGCGGAGCTTTGCTCCAGCTCTTCCATTGCCTGTCCAACGGAATCTCCGAGAGAATCCATGCTGCTCGCTGCCCTATCCATTGCATTTCCAAGACTGCTGGCAAATTGCTCAGGTGAATTGCTGCTGAATGCCCGGTCAATCTGTCGCCCCACCTGCTGTAATTGTGTCGCAGATGTTCGTGCCGCAGAGGAAACACGGGAAAGTTTTGAACTCACATCATCTTGCAATGTAAGCCTAACAGAAACATCACTCATGCCATACCTCCACTATGTGGTCTTTATGTAGACCTTTGCCAATCTGTCGGAGGATTCAATAGGATAATCATTTGCAAGCCTTTCTGATGCGATATAGGCCAGTTGCACATTTCTTGGCATTTCGGCAAATTCTTCCATGCGCAACCCTCTCTTTTGCCAGAGGATATGAGCATACTGCCAGTCTGTGCCATCTGGTGTCTGTACCGCACCAGACATTAGTTTTTTATTTTTTTAACAGTCTCTTCCTCGTCCTGCTTCGCCGCAAGACCGCACGCTTCCATAACGCACTTATTCGCATAGCGGAAATCATCTCTATCTGCAAAAAGAGTTTCCGGCATATCCAGACGGTCATTCACCTTATAAAACTCCATAAGTTCAGGATCATCAAGTTTCGGCTGAACAAATGCGTCAACCATGATATGCAGGCCTGCTCTCTCAGCGTCATAATCCTTGCGAACAACAACCTGTCCATTTTCAACAACCGGTCTGTTGCCATTCTTTTTGTCTCTGAAAACTTCTGTGGTTTTATACAGGTTTCGGATCTCTTTGATTTCTTTCATAGAGAGCTGTTTAATGATGAAAGGCACCGGATTCCCTTTGTTGTCTGTGAATGTAGCCACGCCCGGGAACTCCACAGTTCCTCTCTCTTTTAACTCTGCTTTCATAAATGCTTTTAAATTCATATCCATATCTGTTGTCCTCCATATGATTGATTTTCCAAAAATTTAAGGGAGAGCCACTGCTCTCCCCATGCTTCATGCCCTTGTATTACGCTGCCAGATCCTTTGCGCCGAACTCGATAGAATCCTTTACAACATCTCCGTCGGTATCCAGATCCATAAGTGCAATCTTTCCTGTGATTACACAGCCGATTGCAGTGATGGAATCTCCTTTGTTGATGTCATAATAGTCGGAATGTTCATCCTCGCAGATTCCCTGAATTTTAAGCTCCGGTGTAGCACCAGTTTTGATGTATTCCAGAACTTTTTTCTTCCACATATTCGTGGTTTTCCACTGTTCCAGAGTGCCTGTGATGTCGTAACCGATCCAACGACGGTTTGTACCTTTTTCGCTCAGTGTCTTTCCTTCCCAAACTTTAGGAGTGAAATATAACTGGAACTTACAGGAATCAGCTACAAGAGTACCGTCAATATAAATCTTTCCCTCTCTTGCGCAGAGAGGGCTTTTATTTACACGTCCTGCCATAATAATCTCCTTTCTTTACCGGGCAATTACTGTGAAGTAATATTTCTCAGCAGAATCCACCGGCTGAATACCGCAGGTGATATATACGCATTCTCCCGAAGAAGCGCCTCTGTTTACGACAAAGTCATTTTCTTCGTCTACATTCTGGATTGCTCCGTCGTTCTGGTAAGCCTTTAAGATTGCTCGTCCAAGTCCCTCCGTAACAGACCAGCCAGTAGCGTCATTGTTGAATCTGCCCGGTACAAACGTAAGAAGCAGATCATTTGCAAAGCTGTCATATACTCTGCAAGGACGGCCTTTCAGAATGTCTGTCGGATCATCCTGAGTAAATGTAACTTTGGAGTTCACATCATATTCAAGGATTACATTGCCGGATTCGCTAACGGTGAAGAATGTTTCGCCTTTCTTGATTGCCTGAACTGCCTCTTCATTTGTCTTTGCTCCTACGACACCAGTTGCTCCGGTAACGGTTGCGTAT